AGACACCTACGCTGAACTCTTTTCGGACATGGGTTCGACTCCCATCGCCTCCACCACACAAGAATCAGGCGAACCCCACAATCTACTTCGTGGGCGCGTTCTTCGTCCTGATCATGCCGCTCCCTGAGCGGTAACAAAAGAACCACTGCATAAGGTCAATGCCTTTTGTAGCGGTTCTTTTGCTTTTTACAGTATCAACGAATCACATTGTTTTCTTTATTCACTTACTGCATTATACAGCATCTCCAAAAACTGTCCCGCCGTTGGCCGATGATCCAGCGGGTATCCCGCCAACACCTGCACTTTTTCCAGGTCAGTTTTCCATGCCAGCTTTGCCGTCCTGCGAACAGCGCTCTCCACAGCCCTCCAAGCATGACCAGAAGCTTCCGCCACAGGCAAATAAACTTCCTTCTGCAAGGCTCGCAACCGGTCAGGCCTGGTGCAAATCAGCGTCATACACTGCCGGAGAGTATAATAATCATTCTTTGTGCGAATGATACCCAGAGGGCGCAGCAAGTGGTCAAATTGTGTATCAGTCATTCTAACACATCCTTTCGCCCATCATGCTACGCCTTTTGTCGAAAGAAGTCGAAAACGCAAATTCAGCCCCGAGGAACCATCAGGCTCCCCGGGGCCGTTGTCAGCTGCCGTTCTTTTCTTCCGCCCGCTGCTTCAGCACGTCCACAGCACGAGTCAGCGCCGCCGGGATGGGCACACCCATCAGTCCGGCATTCTCCACGATACTGATAGTCTCATTGCATACAAACGCAATGACAACGGTGTCCCGAATAAAGTTCGACCCGATGACAGCATCCAGCCTGCAGGCCACCAGTACCACCAGCAGGCTCACACCCTTGCGGCACAGGCCCTTCCAGCCTGCCCGGCTCTCAAGGGTGCCAGTTTTGGTCTTGGGACTGGTGTGGAACACCCCCGCCACGATCAGGCCGGTGATGTAGTCGATCGCCATAAAGATGATAAGCGTCTGCAGCGCCGTGTCCCAGCCGCCCAGCAGGCTGGCAATGGCCCCACCCACAATGCCGATGGCCGCACAAATCTCATTTTTCATTGTCATTCTCCTTTCACTTTGCCCAGCCCCTTGCGCTGGATGATGCCCGCGTAGTCCTTATACGCATGGCTCAGGTCTACCGGGCCGCTCACGCCGGGGATCTTGCCGCTGCTTGTGTACTGCCACATGCCGTGGCGGCGGGCGGGGCGCTTGCCGCGGTAGTCCGCGATCCACAGATCGTAAGCAGCGAGTGCTGCCATGTCGAGGGCGGTATCCGCGAAATTGGTGTAGGTGTACACCATTGCATACAGCCCCCACGCTTCGAGTTGGGCAACGGCTTCGGCCACCAGGGCCGAAAGCTTTGCGGGGGCCAGGGAGCGCAGGCGGGGGTCCTCCACATCGATGGCAAGGGGCAGCTGGAACGTTTTGCCCCGGAGAGCTGTTTTGAGGGCGGCCAGCTCCTCCTCCGTCTGCCGCTGCGTGACCGCACAGGTGTAGTAATAGCCGCCCACGGGCAGGCCCAGCCGGGCACACTCGGCGTAGTTGCGGGCGAAATAGGGGTCGAGGTAGGGCTTGCCGCCCTTGCTGCCCAGCACCCGCAGCATCACGCCGTCGATTTTGCCGCTTGCCTTGACCTTGTCCCAGTTGATGCTGCCCTGCCATTTGCTCACGTCAAGTATTGTTCTGGGCATTCTGCGCCTCCTTTGCAGTATTCAAAGTGACTCCCACATAAACTCGCCAACTCGTACCGGCATCATCATTGGGCCAAATCGTGACATGCTTTCCACTGCAGATTGGCCATGCATGGAATTGTCGAATCCCATACATTTCACTGCCGAATGTATGCGCTCCCGGGTTTGTTGTGCAGGGATGATGCGGTAGCTCGTCCATGGTCATGGTATGCACATGGTAATGCTGCGGGTCTTTCTGATACTCAGCTCTCTGTAGGGCAACAGCTTCCTGCACGATCTTGTTAAGCCCTGCCTGGTCATACTCCATTTTGAAAGTTCCGCTCTCGAGCAGCTCGTCCAATGTTCCCTCCAGGGTCGTGTCACCCAGTGTGATGCGCACCTTCAGGTCATCCATTGCTCTGCGCCTCCTTCTCGGCCAGCAGCTCGGTCAGCTCCTTGTACTCGTCATCGGTCAGCTTGCCGGCGGCGTAGAATACGTCCAGCTTGGTGCTCATGCCCTCCAGATTGCCGCGTTCGATCATGCGTTTACAGGTACGGTACAACATAGGTTTGTCCTTTCCGGGGCAGTGCCCCATCTTAAAAATGTTATCGTCCTCTTGGCAGAGGGGCTTACTCCGTGATCCCCAGCTCCAGCAGCGTCAGCCGGTAGGCCTGGTCAACATTCAGCGCATCCGCATCTGCCTGGGCGGCTTGCAGGGCTTCCAGCGTCTCCGGCAGCTTGTCCAGCGCATCCTGTCGCTGTTGAGCTTCCTGCTTCTCCTTTTCCCGCTGGGCCAACTCTTCGGCGGTGTAGCGGATGTACCGCATCACCGGCACTTCCTCATCCCAGGCGGGCTGAGGGTCAACGCCGGGCACATCGATGACCTTTACCATGTCCCGGCCAATCTCTTTACCATCCCGGTAGTAGATGGCGAGAGAGCCGTCCGGCAGCTTCGCGGTCTCTCTGTGCCACTGCGGAGCTGTACCCTCTACGGCATCATGGTGAATAACTTCGACATCTTCCACCAGATAGCCCGCTTCCAGATCCGGCTCAGTGGTCAGCACAATGCCAGTCTCGTCAATGATTTTCATGTGCGCTCCTTTCATGCGGCATCATCCACCCGCACCCAGATGTATAGGGCATAGTAAGGGTTCAGGACGCTCATTGCCTGCCCGCTGCCGGTGCTGCCGATGCTCACGGTATGAGTGTGAGCGCCAGCGTCCCCGATGCTCACGGTATGGCTGTGGCTTCCAGTGCCGTTCGTGCTGAAGCTGTGGGTGTGGGAACCGGCGGAGTCGGTTGTTATGGTGGCCCTGCCCGAAGAGTAGGAACCGTAACTCGAGGACGAACTAACCAAACCGCTGCCTCCACCTGTGGAGCTACCGTTACTTTTGATGGTTGCATCATGCGTATGCGAACCCGCCCAATCGGTCGTGCCACTGTGGCTATGCCAGCCTGCGCTGTCGGTGGATGCACTGTGGCTGTGGGAACCAGCGCT